GTAGAGGCCGTGCCGGTGACAGCGGTCTGGGTTGCCATGAAGCTGTGGCCACCGGACAACATCTCGACTTTAGCCGAATTACAAATACCTGAAGTTGCCATCGGTTATACTCCCGTGCCGTGATGTTTGGCTTTATATGCGTCGCCCGCATCAGACGGGTGGTGATCGGAATAATACATCCGCTCGACATTCTGCATGGAACTGAAATGCATCGCGAGATCAAGACGCAACTGCTTTTCGTTCTGCCGCACATGATCCGCCCACGGACTCTTGTCGGTGGCCTTCAGCACATCAGCAACAGCACCATCAACGAACTTTTCACCATCATGCGTTTCGGCGAACCGCTTGTCGGCGTCAGACCCCAACAGATTGTGTTCGTTATCGAGAATGGCCTGCGCGTGAACTGCAAGCGCGTTGGCGATCGCCAACTGCGCGTTCTTGGCGGGAAGGATGCGGTGCTGAGCGATTTCGTCGCTGATCGGAAACAGGATGGTCGCGAACATGTCGGCCCATGCGTCGGCGGAATGCGTTCCGTTATCGGATTTTAATACGTAGACGGCGGCCATATGGCGAAGCTCCTTGAACTTGTGTATTTAGGCGAGGCATTGTCAGAGACCGATCGCCAGCCAGAAGATTTGATTCGTGCCGCCACCCGCATTGCCAATCAGAAACTGCGTCAAACTGCTGGTCGGTGCAGCCCCACACGAAGACGTGCCACTCGGCACAGACCCGTAAGAAGCCGTAACAAAAAAACAAGCTGAACTATAAGACTTGTTGAAATTGACCACCTGATTAGGCGCCGTCCCCAACGACACGTTGCCCCATTGTAACAACAACCCATTCGGCAACACGGCATAGCCATTGGTATTCTGACTGAATTGGAAATCACCCAACAACGCCGCACAATCGGTGTCAGTTCCCGAACCACCGGTTGCCGAGGACGCCCCAATGGCGGCACGCAACCGTCCTGAATTGGCATTGATATTGCCAGTCGCGGAAATCGCGCCAGCCGCTGTGAAAGTACCCCCCACCGAAGACGCGCCAGCACCGGCCGTGATCGAACCACCAACAGTGAGATTGGCCGAACCATCAATCGCGATGGAAGACGCCCCGTTGACGAGATACAGGACGTTGTTGGTTGTATTGAAAGTCAAATACGCATAGTTCGTCGTCCCGGCTGTGTTCTGCAAATAGAGTGATGGATTTGTGTTGTTGCGAACCTCGACGATGTCAGTGTAGACGCCACCAGACGCCACCACCTGCACGAAGTTGTTGGTTGTCCCGCTGAACGCGTTGTTCGTCGCCAGATTGGGCTTCAAAGCCTCGGCTGTCTCCGCACGGCCCGTCTCCACCGCGATCATCACCTGCGTCGCCGCATAAAGCTGACCCGTGTTCGCCTTCGCCAACGTCCCCCCAGTCTGGGTCACCACATACGCAATCTCGTCCTGAATGATATTGAGCGCATCACCCGAAATCGTCGTCGGCGCTATACCCAGCGGGATACTACCAGCCGTGTAACTGCCCTGAGTCCCTGCCGGAGCGAAGACCGGCTGCGTCGGAGATGCGGTGCTTGAATCGATTTTGAACATTGGTTATTTACCGGGGCTACGTAATGGACAGGTTGATCGGGGCGGACAATGTCACCGCACCGGTATAGCCGGGCATCGCGGCTGTCACGGTCTTCACGCCAGAACCGAACGTCGCTGTTCCGGTATGGGTGCCACCGACATAATTCACAGCAGCCGCCTGCATATATGGCGTCGGAATAGCAAAGGTGCAGACGCCGGAAACAAGGGTAGCCGTCACCTTGGGATACAGGATCGGGGGCGGCGAGGTTACGTGGCCATACTCATCGATCAGGTAGAGCATCGAATGGGCTGGCAACCGGCGCGTCAACTCGCAATAGAGCAATGACGCCGGACTGCCGGAGATGATCGTCACCGTCCATACGAACGCATAGCTATCTGGCACCACGGGCGCACCGACTGCCATGCCGACCCTGAGCGGCGCATATTGCTGGATCGTGACGACAAAGCCGAGAGCAGAACAGGTCTGCTGGAAATATCCGAGTGAACATCCGCCATTATCGGCAAGTTGCGCCACGATCGCGCCCTGCGCCTGCTGCGACGTGGCATAGGTCGATAGACACGGCCCCGGAATGCCGAGGGACTGTTGCCATTCGGGACTGAGACCGACCGTCGATCCCGGCCAGGAATCGATCAGCAGCGCTGCTGCCAGCGCACTGTTGTCGGCGTAAGGACCGGATAGCGGATACAGGCTCTGTGCCATCTGAGACTGGCCATAGCCGGGCCATGCCAATCCTGTGGGCAGCAGGCGCAGGAATGCCGTGGCGAATTGCTGTTGTGTCCAGGTCGGCGGCGTCGGATAGGACAGCAGGGAGCCTGATCCCCCGCCGAACGATCCACCCCCGGTATCCAGTGGCGTATAGCCCGGCACGGTCGGATCGGAATCGATGAAATCGGCGGTGATCGAATCGAGATAGGACACCACCGCAAACGGATAGATTGGCGTACCGGCGATGCCGCTGATGTCGATACCAGCCACCTCGGCGTTCGGATCGCCGGTCGGGTCGCCATTCCAGAATCCACCGGCAACGGACACCCAGAGCAGGTTGGTCGTGAGATCAACGCACCATTCGACGCTGACGGGTGTATGGGCAACTCCGGGCGATGGATCGAGGGTGCCGAGGCCGGTCGCGATCGCGGTGGCCGAAGCCGATGAGTAGAGATCACCCAGGCCATCGGTTCCCTGGAACAAGACAAAATAATTATCGGTGGTGACATCGCCGATGCTCAGATCGGACCAGTTGAAACCTTGTTGGCCGATGCCGATGCCGGTGGTCGCACCTTCCGCGCTGGTCACGCTCATTTGGAAGTAGCACAGGCTGGTTAGCGGACTGGTGGCGAAGGCGCCGGATTGTGCGGTCGTTGTGCCGATGGTTAACTGATCAGCCGAGAGGGTGCCGCCGCTAGAGAGGCTGGTGAAATCGAACGTGACGCTCATGTGACGGTAATATCGCTGGCAACGATCGTTGGCAGATACCCGTTGGAGCACACGATATTCGCGACCGGGCTGGCGAGTGTGAAGGTCACGCCACTACCGACAGCGGCTTGGATCGTGGCTTCCAGGCCGGATTGATAGACCGTGCAGGTGAGCGGGGAGCCGACAGTGAGCAGATACACTTGCAGGGCCGCCAACAGGTTTGCTTGCACCGTCGAGGTGACTGCGATCGACAGCCCGGTGATATTAACAGCGATGTGCTGTGGCACTGGGCCGGTCACGAACACCAGACTGGAAATTGGTTGCAACGGAAAGATCGTGTTGGCTGTGGCTAGACAGTCCCCCGTGGCAATCGTCGGCCATCGCGTTTCGGCCGTAGCAACGCCCGCAGTCCCCAGCGGGAAACCATTGTTGGTCGTTGCATTAACGTTATCGAACATGACGAAGACGAGGACTGTGCCGATGCCGAAGCCCCAGGGGCTGATCCAGGTTCGGGTCACGCCTGATGTTTCGGAGGCCCAGGCTTTGAAATTCGAAATCGACCCGGCCGATCCGACGGCTGCAAACGCCAGCAGCATGCGGGTGCGAAGGTCGGCATCCGTTTCCTGCGCAGACCCTCCCGTCGCGGCCGAGAGGGTGACCGTCGAGGTCACATTGAGGATGGGGGTTGTCAGGCTTGCTGCAAGGCCACTGACGCCATTGGTGTTGCTTCCTGGTGTGCTGGCCTGGACCGGGATCGTCGCCGTCCCTGGGCTTGTGAGCGTGCCTGGGAGGGTGGTCTGAAAGAGGATGTTGTCGCCGGTGCGTGTCAGGATCGTACCGGATGGAATGATCGTGCCGGTGGTGCCAGCAAATGTTGCTGTTGCAACCGATGCCGCAGCAGGATAGCGCAGACACCCCTTCAGGCTCGCCCACGCGTCAAGATATTCGTCGGTGCAGGTATACGGCAGCGCCTGGACGCTGATCCAGCGAAGGAATTCGGTGTGCAGATAGGCATTATTGGCGATGCATTGGCCGAGTATTCCGAGGATCGAGGTCGGCAGCAGACCATTTGGCACTTGGCCGGACGCTAGTATTTCGGCGGTGACGGTTGCCTGGAGTTGGGAATAAGACGGGGTGCTGAATGGCAAATGACTAGACCTGTGCAGGGTCCGGTATTTACACCTGCGCGGCAGAAAGCCCCGAGGTCTTTAGCCCGTGGGTAGTTCACACCTGCTGCCATGCATAGGAGTATTGGAATCGGCTCGTTACATTGGTTACCGGCTCAGTGATCACGATGGCGAGGCCGATCGCGCGCTGCGAATTCGGAAATATCCAGGTTGGTGTTACGTCGATGGTCGCAGCGATACCATTATCAATCAGCCATTGCAGGGCATCGAGGCAGTAATTCCTGGCGATTTGCAGCAGATTGGGTGCGCCTGATTGGAACCGCAGCAGCCACAGGTGACTGCCGATCGGTGCCGGATTGAACGCATCGCCCCACCAGCCACCTGGATTGTTCAGAATGCCCTTCTGCGGAAATACCCAATCGGGTGGCATGGTGCGATCAGTGTATAGGGAGATCACCAGGGCTGATTCCAGACCGGACGTGCCTGCGAAGTTCGTATCCGCGATATCGCCGGTCGGGTTTTGTGACCAGTCGAAGGCTTGGTAGGTCGGGTCAAAGAGGATGGCGACGTCACCTGTCATATGCGAATTTATCCAATCGGCCCGGATGTTGAACTCGACCCGCCGCCGCCCGTGTGATGGTGCATGTCGAGACTGATGCCAGTACCGATCACATCGCCGCTCGCCGTGATCGATCCGGTGACCACAAGTCCTGCTGCGTCCACGGTCAGGATGGCGACCCCGCCGATGGTGATGGCCACGGTGCCGTTGTTTCCAAGGCGGATCGTGGTGCCGGTCGCGTCGTAAATGACCGCGCCACCGGTTGGTGTGTTCAGCGGTCGCAGGGCGGCGTTATGCGAGCCGAACGCCAATTTGCGCGCGGCATCACCCGAGACCGACAGCGTAATCATCTGTGATCCCAATGGCGGTGCGGAGGCAAAGCCAAAATCCTGCACCGCCAATACGGTATGGGTTTCGTACGCGTTGAATTGTATCTGCGAAATGGCGGTGCCGCTCTGCTCATTGGTAGGCGCCGTCAACTGTCCGATTTTGAACATTTGATCGAACCGGTTCTGCAATACGTCCAGCTTCCGACTCAATCGTTGCACTTCAGCTTGCAAATACGCGCTCATTGGCCCGGACCATCATTCGATTGGGTGCGTCCGGCAGGACCGCCCGCGTGCTGAGCCGAGCGCATGATCAGCACGGCCTCGTTAAGGATTGCCAGGGGCTCCGGCATCAACGCCTCCGGGAACGTCACATTCAACACGCAATGGGTGCCTGCTAACGATTTGGAATAGGCAACGTTGGTGATGACCAATCGGTTCGGCGGCCAGCGCAACGTATTTAGATCGATATCGATCAAAGCGTTCGGTACATACAAATTATTTTTCGAGTCCCGCCAGTAAGGCAGGGTGATCTGGGCGTTGAAGCCAGCCGCCATCCGCTGTGCCACCTCCCAGGCGGCGCGTTTCTGCGGAAAGAAGAAATCATCCGTTGCCTGTTCACAGACAATGTAATGCGGCGTGTATTCATTGAGATATTGATTATGAGCATGGCCATCCGGTGACGGCGCGCCACCGGTGACCTGATTGGGTGTCCCGATCACGCAGAACACGTCGCTGAATTGCTGCTCGATGGAGAAGTTCGTTGTGGCTTCTTCAACATTCACCCCCAGCACGGCACCGGAAGCCATTGTCGAACTGCCTACATCGTCGATTACCAATTGCCCAAGTTCGTTGTCAAGGAGCAACACGCCGCAATAGCGCGCGGCCTGCTCGATAAGGTCCCATGGGGTTTGCCCATAGCCGAATGGCAATGCATCCAGAATATTGAGGTTCTGACTGCTTTTATTGACGACTGTGATGCCCATGGGTGCGGCGACCTGTTGGGCGATCTGAAAAACGTTTCCGCTGACGGAATTACCTTTGATTGTGTTGATGTCAATCGAACACTTCGTGAGATTACGCATGGCACTACGCGCCATGATCGTCGTGGTGTGTGAACCGGCTTTGATATTGACGCTGATGCGGTCAACGAAACCGGTGAACACAAGCTGCGTGCCGAGCGAGGCCGTGATGGGATCGGCATAGTTGAAGTAATTCTGACCGCC